CTTCCCGCTGCTGCTACTGCCAGGGATAAACAACAGGTAATCGTAAACTGTACTCAGATTGTCACGACTCTTACAATAACGAGTGCGGGAGGCACTATTTCAGGCTCTCCTGCTGCTTGGTTAGGGGCTGCAAATAATTATTTCACACTCACCTTCGATACTATTCTGTCTGTATGGTATAGGACTGGTTAATGCAGATTCCCATTCTTAGTGGGGTGTATTCTGGAGAAAACACAGATTACAAGACTGCATACCCTATCAATATGATGCCTGTAATACAAGATACAGGTATCAGCGCAGGGTATCTTAGACCCGTTGAGGGAATTACACAACTTGGCACTGGGCCAGGGACTTCACGGGGGGCAATAAACTGGAATGGTATTCATTATCGGGTAATGGGGAGCAAGTTATGCAGTATTGACTCCATTGGAACTGTGACTACTCTTGGAGATGTTGGAACGGATGGAAAGAGAGTCTCTATGGACTACTCTTTTGATCGGCTTGCAATTGCCTCAAATGAGGATCTGTTCTATTGGGATGGAGTTACCCTTACACAGGTTACAGACGCTGACCTTGGAACTGTATTAGATGTTGTCTGGGTTGATGGTTACTTCATGTCCACGGATGGGGAGTACCTGGTTGTTACAGAGTTACTTGACCCTACACAGGTGCTTGCTACAAAATATGGCTCTTCTGAAATTGATCCTGACCCCATAAATGGTATTCTAAAACTTAGAAATGAGATATACGCCGTTAATAGGTACACAATTGAAGTTTTTGAAAACGTAGGTGGGAGTGGGTTCCCATTTAACCGGATACACGGAGCACAGATTCAGCGGGGGGCATTAGGAACATTTTGTTCCATTGTCTATGAGGATAATATTGCATTTTTAGGGAGTGGTAGAAATGAAGCCCCTGCAATATATTTGGGAGCAAGCGGCAATACAGCCAAAATTAGCACCAGAGAAATAGATGAGGTTCTCACACAATTTACAGCCACCCAATTATCAAATGTTGTTCTTGAAACGCTTAATGTCAAGAGCCAGGCATTCTTATGGGTAAGACTGCCAGATAGAACTCTTGTGTATGATTTAACTGCATCCAGGGCAGTTGAGAAACACGTTTGGTATACCATGTCCAGTGGGATACTTGATTTTGCTGAATACAAAGCGGTAGATGTGATATACTGTTATGATAAGTGGCAGGTTGGAGATCCAAGTAGTACAAAGATTGGTGTTCTGGACAACACAATCTCTACACAGTTTGGTGAGGCTACCCGGTGGGAGTTCGGAACTCAGATAGTGTATAATCAAAGTAGCGGGGCATTATTCAAACGGCTTGAACTTGTTGCATTGACAGGTAGAACATCTGGTTTTACAGATCCGGTAATAAGCACATCCTATTCCCTTGATGGAAGAACTTGGAGTCAAGAGAGGTCCATAAATGTTGGGAAAGCTGGTGAACGGCTTAAACGACTGGTTTGGTGGAGACAAGGAAGTATGAAAAATGTTCGTATGCAACGATTCACCGGGGATAGCAATGCCTATATTGCTGTTTCAAGACTTGAAGCCGATATTGAACCACTTACGGTTTAGGAGATAAAGATGCCGATTACTACGTTGGTGCTAATCCCAGCAAAACAGGCTGAAATTGCCCAAACTACCCAGTATACTGCTCCAGCTCTCACAAAAGTGGTTATCGATAAGTTTACGGGGATGAATGATGCTGCTGTCCCTGTTACCTTGAGCATAAATCTTGTAGCTTCTGGAGGTGCAGCAGGGGCGGGTAACCTTATCGTGAAGACGCGAACCCTTGCAGCAGGTGAGGCCTACACTTTTCCAGAGGTAGTTGGTCATGCTATGGAGGCTGGTGGGTTTATTTCAACTATTGCGAGTGCTGCAACTTCTATCACAATAGCCGCTTCTGGAAGATCAATAACTTAGGTATTAGGGGTAAAGTATGGGTGGAATAGATAGTTTGTTCGGGTGGATGCCTGGTTACAGCAGTTTTAAAGAGGATGTTACTACTTGGTTAGATAACACAAAAAAGGACGTTAGTAACTTTGTATATGAAGCTACAGGGGCTGGTGCTTCTGATCGAGCTACAGCCGCTGCAACAGCAGGGAATCAAGCTGGCATTGATGAAATGAAACGGCAGTTCAATTCCATGCAGGAATTACTCGCACCTTATACCCAAGCAGGTGCAAATGCTCTTGGTGGAATGGGAGACCTTTCTGGTGCAAACGGTCCTGAAGCCCAAGCTGCTGCTTATGAACAGATTCGAAGCTCTCCAGGTTTCCAAGCCCAGCTACAACAGGGTGAAAACTCTATTCTCCAAAATGCTTCTGCAACCGGAGGCTTGAGAGGTGGGAATATCCAAGGTGCGCTTGCCCAATTTTCCCCTCAACTTCTTAACTCATTTATAAATCAGCAATACTCCCAATTAGGTGGTCTTGCAGGAATGGGCCAAGCATCTGCTGCTGGAGTTGGGGCTGCTGGAATGAATACCGGGCAGAACATTGCAGGTAGGTATGGTGAAATGGGACGCACGAATGCAGCTAATCAAATAGCACAATATACCCTACCAAGGGATCTTTTTTCTGATGTTGCAGGGTTTGGTCTTGGCATAGCAGGACTATTCTAATGTCAGATTTAATAACCAACTTTGCCCAAAATGCCCATCCGGGTAGGCTTACAGCCATTGGTGCAGGAATAGGTCAGATCATTGCACAAAAAAGGGCTCAGCAAGAAGCTCTTGCCCAGCAAGAACAGGCAAAGCAAGAGGCATTGGCAAAAGAAGCACAGTACATGGATCTCTTTTCCGATTTTGCCACCAATGGGTACAATCCTGCTAATATACTTCAAATGCAAGAGTTATACCCTGAAAGAAAAGATATGCTCAACAAGTACTATGAGAATATGACAGAGCAGGAATTGACGAACACGGTTCAGTTTAATGCAGAAGTTATAGGCTATCTGGGTAGTGGCCTTTACGAAAATGCCTTAGATGCAGCAAGAAGCAAATCTAAGGCTGCTAAAAACTCAGGGAATCCCGGAGTTGCTAAGACCTGGAAGAATATTGCGGATAATATAGAAAAAGGAAATTATGATGCTGCTATGGGGTTTTTACAGACCATAACAGCCGTTCCTGAGAAGGGCCAAAAGGTTCTTGATTCCTGGTTCAAAGGAAGTGCAGATGCCAGGGCAGAGAAGACTTCTTTACAGCAAGCAGAGCTGTTTCAAACAACTCTACAATCAGCAAAGGATGAGCTGGTAACTTCCCGGAACATAGAAAGAAGAGCAGCAAAAGGGTTCTCCACAGAGCAAAAAGTAGCAGCACAGGGACTAAAAGCAGCAGAACAAGCTCTTGAAACAGCAATAAACCAAGAAGGCAGGGCTCAAGAACAGCATACCTCAGACATTGAGGCAGCACAGGCGAACCTTAAAAAAGCTCAACTGGAGTATGATTTTGCTGTAGAAGCAAACCCGATTGAGATAGCACAAAGGCAGAAGAATCTTGAGTATACCATTACTGGAGAAGGTCGAGCAGCAGGGGAGTATGAGACAGCTCAGAAGCAAGCCAAACAGAATATCGCTTTTGCAGCAAAACAGGAAGCAAGGCTTGCAGAGAAGCATCCGCTTGAAATTGAACAAGCCAAACAGAATATATCATTTGCTACTTCGAGAGAAGATCGAGCAAACGCAGAGTATGGCCTCAAGAAATTAGAAAGTAAGCAAAAACAGGAGTTAGCTGAAGCTGCTGATGCCCGTGAAATAGCCAAACTTGGATTACAGATTATGGAAACTGGAGCAAAACTTCAACTACCCCAAAAAGCACTTGATTCTATGCTGGTGGCAGCTAAAAATGACCCTGAGTTTGGGGGTCTTATAAAGAAAGCATTGGGTTATGCAAATGCCGTAGAAGGTGGATATAAGCCTTCCCCTAAAGAGTTCAATGATATGGTTACTGACCTTGGTGCGGATTTTTTCAAGCGTACTGAAGTCTTTAGAGAAGCAGGTATTTCGAATCGGTCATTACAAGGGGTGCTTAAAACTGCTGTTGAATCCGCTACTGCGGCTACAGCCAATGGGAAGAAACCCACAGATGAACAGAAGAGTGCTGTAGGTACA